CGCCCGGTACCGTCTGCTGGCTGGATCCGCGTGACGAAGCGCGCCGATACAGCTGCTGCCGGCGCCGTGAGTCGCCCGGAGAACGTCTGGAAGCCGCCGCCCGCCGAGAAGGTAAAGGCGTTGAAGTAGCCCAGGTTGGTGTCCGTCTTGTCGAAGAACTGCACCTGGAAGTTGCCGGTCTGCCCTGCCGTCATGTAGGCGCGGTACACATCCGCCGACAAGTCCAGCTGCTCGCCTCCCGAGATGATGAATCGCCCGGTACCGCAGAAGCTGTTGGCATAGAAAGCAATCGCCTTGCCCGCGGACGGGTGCGCCGTCAATCCCGCAATGCCCGGGTTACCCGTCCATGGATCGACCAGACCGTCCTCGAACGTGCCGCGCAGCACCAGGTTGTCCGGCTGCTGGCTTAGGGAAGCCTTCAGCTGGGTTAACGAGGTGCCCTGGCTGTTGATCGTGTTGCCTTGACTGGTGACCGTCGACTGCAAGGTTTGCAGCGCCGATGCATCCGCCTTGGAGGCCAGTTGCGTCAGCGCTGACTGTGCTGCTGCGGCGGCATCCGTGGCCACCTTGTCGGTCACAGCCACCCAAGCAGTACCGTTCCAACGTTTTGGGGTATTGCCGTTGTTGGTGGTATCGATCCACAGGTTTTCCGCTTGCCGGTCAGCAACGGCCGGCGTGGCGAAAAGCACCTTGCCTTTGCCACCCGCCAGATCAGCAGCCGCCTGCGCCGCCTGTTGGGCGGTGGTGACGTTGCCGTTGGTGGTTTGCAAGCTGTTGCTCAAGGTGGTGACAGCAGCGCTGGTCGAGGACAAGCCGCTCTCAGTCTGCGTCACCCGAACATCCAGGGCCTGTTGGGCGGCCGCCAGTGCACCTGCTGCCCGCGCCGTCGGCCCCGCCACGAATGGCGACGGGGTGTTGCTCTCGCCCACTCGCTTCTCGACCATGATCGAGTCCACCACGATCGCAGCGCTCGCGGCGTTGTGGCGGTTCGGGTAGATCAGCAGGCCGACTTTGGAGCTGCCGGTGATCGTGATGACGAAAGTCAGCCTCTGGCGGTCGGTGGTGTAGTTCAGCGTGGCCGAGCGGGAGGTGACGCCGTCGTACAGGTTGGCCATGATCTGGCCGGCCGTGTCTCCTTTGACATTCATCGACACCAGGTAGGTACCAGCTTCCACTCGCATGTTGAACCCGGCGGCGCTGTTCGACGACGCCAAGGTCACGTAGGCGAAGATGTTGTTCGCCTCCGTGGTTACCAGGCGCAGGCCGAACCCGGAGTCGGCTTCCGGTACAGCCACACCAGCGCGGGTAAGCAACTGGCCGCTGAGCGGCGGCAGCGTCGTCGAGGCCAGCCAGCTGTACGCGCTGTCGAGCAAGTTGGCCCCATTGCCTGCCAGACTGCCGATCGACGCCTGCAGCCCGGTGAGCGCATTACCCTGGCTGGTCAGCGTATTGCCCTGACTGGTCACGGTGTTACTCAACGTCTGTAGCGCGGCAGCCTCCGCTTTGGTCGCCACCTGCGCCAAGGCGCTGGCAGCCGCCGCCGCTGCGTCTGTTGCCGCCTTGTCCGTCACGGCCACCCAAGCGGTGCCGTTCCAGCGCTTCGGGGTGTTGGCGTTGTTAGTGGTATCGATCCACAGGTTCTCCGCCTTCCGGTCAGCTACGGCCGGCGTTGAGAAAAGCACCTTGCCTTTACCACCCGCCAGGTCGGCCGCTGCCTGAGCCGCTTGTTGAGCCGTCGTGACGTTCCCATTAGTGGTCTGCAGGCCACTGTTCAGCTGGGTGATGCTCACGCCTTGGCTGCTCAGGGTGTTGCCCTGGCTAGTGACCGTGTTGCTCAGAGTCTGCAAGGCCGAAGCGTCTGCCTTGCCCTGCGCAACACTCTGCAGGTCGTTGTTCAGCTGGGTCAGGGCCTGGCCATGGCTGGTCAGTGTGGTGCCCTGCTGGGTGACCGTGCTGCTGAGGTTGCTTACCGCTTCAGCATTGGCCGCGTCAGCCGCCGTCACCCGGCGCGCCAGGATGTTGCACCACAGTGAGCGGCCGGTACCGTCCGCCGGCTCAGTCCGCGTCACGAATCGGGCCGAGACCGCCCCCTCCGGCGCAGTGATGCGGCCGGTGGAGGTTTTGAAGCCGCCAGTCCCTGCCGGCACCGTGAACGCAGTGAAGTATCCGAGGTTGTTGTTGGCCTTGTCGTAGAACTGCATCTGCAAGCGGGTGGTCTGTCCCGCCGTCATGTAGTTCGGCCAGATATCGGCCGCTAGGTCGAATTGCTCACCGCCCTTGGTCAGGACGTTGAATCCCACACCGCAGAAGCTGTTGTCGTAGAACGAGATACCCTTCCCGGCCGAAGGATACGCCGAGATATTGGTGATGCCTGGGTTGTTCGTCCATGGATCGACCAATCCATCCTCGAAGCTGCCGCGAAGGATCAAGTTGTCAGGCTGCTGCCCGATCGAGGCCTTGAGCTGGGTGAGCGCCGTACCTTGACTGGTCAGGGTGGTGCCCTGGCTGGTCACAGTCGAGTTAAGCGCCTGAAGCGCCGAGGCATCGGCCTTGTTCGCCACCTGCGCCAGCGCGCTGGCAGCGGCAGCAGCGGCATCCGTTGCCGCCTTGTCCGTCACAGCCACCCAAGCGGTGCCGTTCCAGCGCTTCGGGGTGTTGGCGTTGTTAGTGGTATCGATCCACAGGTTCTCCGCCTTCCGGTCAGCTACGGCCGGTGTTGAAAAAAGCACCTTGCCTTTGCCACCCGCCAGGTCGGCCGCTGCCTGAGCCGCTTGTTGAGCTGTCGTGACGTTGCCGTTGGTGGTCTGCAGGCTGCTGTTGAGCTCGGTGATGCTGTTGCCCTGGCTCGACAGAGTGGTGCCCTGGTTGGTCACCGTAGTACTAAGCGCCTGCAGCGCCGAAGCGTCGGCTTTGCCAGCCAGCTGCGACAGTGCCGACTGTGCAGCCGCAGCAGCATCCGTGGCCACCTTGTCCGTGACAGCCGCCCAGGCGGTACCGTTCCAGCGTTTTGGGGTGTTGGAGTTGTTGGTGGTATCGATCCACAGGTTCTGTTCCAGGCGGTCGGCAGCGGCCGGTGCAGTCTCCTGCACCAGCACCTTGCCTTTGCCACCCGCCAGCGTGGCCGCGTCCTGGGCGGCCTGCTGGGCGGCGGTGACGTTCTGGTTGGTAGTGGTCAGGCTGCTGCCCAGCGCGGTGACGGCAGAGGCGTTCGCCTCATCGCCACTGATCCGGGCGGTACGCTCATCCACAACCGAAGCGACCGACGCCGACGGCGCGATCTGGCCAACAGCGATCCAGTCGATTTCGAAGACATCACCCGCAGTGCCGCTGATCCACAGGTAGAACCTGGTGATCGTGCTGTCCGACCAGTCGCTGCCGCCATTGGTCAGCTGCGACATGTCCCACTCGAGCACCATGGTCTGCCCGACCGCCAGGCCAGGGTTCGGGATGATCTTGTTGTACGCGGTCGACGAACCGTGCCCGGCCGTGGCGTAGGACACTTGGCCAGTCCAGCCGGTACCCGCGCGCCGGGTGATCCGGCAGCGGAGGCGGTCATGGTCCCGACCCTTAATCGCCACCAGCGGCGAATTGAGGTAAGCCCCAGCGCTGTCGTTGGTCACGATCAGCCGACCATTTTCGACGGTGAGCGTGCAGCGAGTGCCAGACCAGCCCTCTACGCTCGAGGCAAAGCCGTAGTTCAGCGTCGAGTCAAACCCGCCAGACTCGGCGCGCAGGCTAGCGATCTGCGAAGCCATGGCGGCGTCGGCGGTGGTCCGCGCAGTAGTCTCGTTGCTGATCGCGGCAGCGTTGGAAGCTGTGTTGGCCGCCACGATGGCAATGCTCTCACCAAGCGCCGAATCGGCATTGGCCCGGGTAGTGGCCTCCGTCTGGATCGCCGCGGCATTGTTGCCAGCCGAAGCCGTGACGGTTTCGATCTTCTGGCTCAGCGATTCATCTGCCGACTGACGAGCCTGCGCTTCGCTGGTGATCGCCGCGCCGCGCGCCTGGGCCTCCGACAGCAAGCCCTGGGCACGGGCAGCAGACTCATCGCCGATCGCCTTGGTCCGCGCCTGGGTTTCGACTGCGATCGCCTTGTTGCGCTCGACCTCCTCAGCGGCGATCGCCTGGTTGCGAGCCGACGTTTCAGCCGCGATGGCCTGACCCCGGGCGGTGGCCTCGGCCGCAATGGCTTGCCCGCGAGCAGTTGCCTCTGCAGCAAGGCGCTGAGCAACTGAGCCGGCCTGGGTCGGCGGCCCCGAGATCAGCGAGATCTCCTCCCGAAGCGCGGGGTACAAGGCGCCATTGCTGATCTTGTCCTTGAAGTACTCCTCATATTCGGACTGGTCGCTGCTGGACTGCCCGTTTACCCCGACGCCCGCCGGATACCAAGGCCCCACATTGCCACTGCGGTCCACCAGGCGAGCCCAGTAGTAGAAAGAAACACCCGCAGCCAGACCATGAATTTCGTGCTCGGCCTGCGGATAGGAATAGTCGCCCAGCTTGGCGGCATCATCACGCAAGGTCGTCGGGCTCTGCCAGATCTCCGTGCGCTGGGTATCTTCCGCGCCAGCTGGGAACGCCCAGTTCAGCCGTGTGCCATAAACCAGAGGCGTGGCCGAAAGCGATGCAACTGCCGGAGGCAGTCCGACCTTCCCTTTCAGCTCGGTGAGACTGGAGTCGCGCCAGATCGACGTGATGTCGAATGAGCTAACCGCGCGCACGCGAGCCAGATAGGCACCAGCGTAGATACCCACCACATCAACAGATGCAGCGCCGGTGCGCTGCACGCGGACCCAGTTGCCGTTGTCCTTACGCCACTCGACGTCATAGGCCACGGCCCCCTGCACTGCGGGCCATGCGATGGTCATGGTGTTGACCCCAATTCCCTGGTCCACGGCGTAAACCGAGGTCAGGGTAACGCTGGCCGGTGGCAGGACGGTCGTCACAGGTATGACGCTGATCGGACGCTCATCCAGCTTGGCGCCTGTATCGATCGCCGCAAACTTGCTCGGATTGAACTCAAGGGCGGTGATCTCGTAGTCGCCTTCTTGGGTGCGAGTAGTCTTCAACACCCGGAACAGCTGGACCGCCAGGTCGTCATAATCAATCGCCCACTGCAGTTCCGGCTCCGGCTGCACGCCATACGCGGTGGTCACCGTCACTGCACGCCCAGCAACCGACTGCACGGTACGCGCCTGGGCGGTTCCGTTTGGCAGGTTCAGGATCAGGCGGTCGCCGACCTTGATAGGCGTGTCACGGTCCAGCGTCACGACGCGCCCGGCCGCCGACGATATCCGACCACCGTTTGGACGGCCGGCCACCAGCTCGTCTGCCACTGGAATGACATAGCCAGGCAGCGGGATCCGGCCCTCCATACCAGTCTTGAAGGTGACGGTGCGATCTTGGCTGTTGCTCAGTAGTGCCCACTTACCGCGGCGTTGTGCCTCGGAGGCGCGGGTGCAGCCAATGGCCGAAATTTCCACCGGACGGTCACGGTACCGGCGCTGGAGCGCCAGGTCGGTCACCGGGATGACGTCGGTGTCATAGTTGTTGGCGGGGTTGTCGTAGCTGACCAGGGCGCGGCTGTAGTGCGTATTGCGCTCGGCGCCGCCATACACGAACTCGCCATCGATGACGTTGGCCCGGGTGAAGACGTAGTCGATGTCCTGGGCGCGCGGCATGTCCGCCTGCATGAACAACGAGCCGTGAGCCCAGTACACCATGCCACGGTAGATAGCCGACAGGTCGCGCAGCAGCGTCCAAGCCTCAGCGCGACCCTGCAGGTTCATGTCGCACAAAAAACGCGGCTCCTGGCCGCCCTGCCCGTTCGGCACCAGTTGGTCGCAGTACTGGGCGATGCGGTACATCTCCCATTTGTCGACC